TGTAGCTGTAAAGTCGTCTTCTCTTTTTATTTTACTTCCTTCTATATTCACTGGGTCATCTCTTTCTGTTCTGAGTGTTGCCATTTGCATTATTTTAACATTCGCTATATGTCCTTCAATTGCTTCTAACATACTGAAAGGTCCACACCTATATATGAAAATGGGTCTATATTCACCTTGTGTTTCTTTCCCTGTGTTATTGCATTGTTTGCACCCCTGACCGGAACATGCTTCATGCTTACCCTTTTTATGTGACCATGGCATACGAAACCCACTTCCTTTTGTTTTTCGAGATGAACTTCCATAGACAGACTCGTCGACAATATCTTTCCATTCCTTTGAACCGTAAGCTAAGTTGAGTGTGTTTATAATATGTTCTCTAAGTGCTAAGGCAGATGATCTATCTACTACAAAATCGGGCCAGTTAATGTGAATACCCGTTTTTATAAGGTGTCCAGCTGGTTTTGGAGCAGCTACGGATATGAGAGCTTCTTTACCTCCGAATTTTTTTACCTTATCACATATCACTTTACATATACTTTCAACTTCCGAAAATGTCATTTCATCTTCGTCTTTATAGTCGAGATCTACAAAAAAGTTATAGTTTTCTGTTTTCTGTTCGACGACAAATATCTTTTCACCTGAATTATAAGCCTCTACGTACTTTTCATAAAAAGTATTCAATCTATCAAATGGCACGGAAAGGACGCCACCGTCCATGAGCACATGTGATAAATTGGAACCATTCCAGAACCCCTGTTCTTTACACCATTTTTTAAACATGGTTACTTACCAATTATTGTTTTTATTTTTTTATATTCATTAATCACTATCGTAGTGATGTCTCCAAATTGTTTTTCTAACTGATACTTCTGGATATTCTTCGTTTTCTGATAAAGACTTTTTTAGTACGAGTAGTTCATATACTTTATCATTCGTGTGTAATTCTGCATACCTGTTTGCTTTTTCTCTCGTATAACCATGTCTTTCTACGAGAAGATCTGCTATTTGCGAAAGAATATAAACCTTGGACTTCATTATTTAATAGAGAAGGTTTTTCTATTCGTTGAAGTTACACACGCGTAGAATTCTGGGTTATTAAGAACATTTTTAACTATTCGATCCCACTGTTTTTTGGTATTAAATTCTGTTAATGTTTCAAAATTCATGAAATCGTTTTCATCAAACGTTCTTTTAATTGGTTGTTTTTGTATTTTTTTAAGGTTAGTTTTTTGTTTTTCATCGTTGAACTTTTTTATGAGTTCCGATTGTTCTTGTTGTGTATAATTTACGAAAAATATGAACACATTATATTCTAATTCAACACCGGGGCTTTCTTTGACTATAAACTTGAAAGTCGTATATTCACCTTTTTTTAGAGATACAACCCCTCGTGTTTCCTCCTCTAATTCTCTCAGCGCACACCTAATTGGATTTGGAATTTCTCTTCGCCTGCACCCTCCGGTGACGAAAATCCAATCTTTGAATCTTCGATCCCGGACAGTCAGAAACTTTGGTTTGGAACCTGTAAAGGATACAGGTATAGCTATAGCCTTATATTTCTTCATTGCTCATTAGCAAGTTATAATTAAGCGAGATGATTATTCTGAGGATTCTTCCTCGCTTTCTTGATTTTCTTCAAGATCATCGACCACTTGGGCTTCTTTTACTTCGTTATTTTTAGTCATTTGAGGTGCTCCTGAGTTAACTGGAATTGGTCCTATTTGCGATAAAAATGAAGTTATTTGTCCATTCGTACCCTTGACTTCATTTAATTCGTCTTTTGTGCTTTTGAGTTCTTTGTATAGGTATAATGAACCTACTATACAGATTAGAATGGCAACAACTGTAGCGGTATCTCGATCAAACGTAAACATTATATGTATTAAAATATAAATTTATGTTTTTAAGTTCGTATAATCGCACCCATGTGTGCGCCTTTTTCTTTTGGACACTCATATCCCTGTTGAGCAAATTGAATCTCCTGGAAGTGACCTTCTTTACACTCAGCATTTTGTAATTGTTCGTGTTTTTTAGAGTCGACGAGATGATTCAAAGTTCCGGATTTGGGATCGTATGTAATAATAAAAATGAAAGCAGAGAGAAAAACTAATTGCCAGAACATTTATAATAAGTGGCTAAAATTAAATTAGTTGGAATACATCAAACCACCCATACCGTTTTCGATACGGAGGATGTTGTAATTGATGCCATAGACATCATATTCGAACGTATCACCTTCGACGACAAGTCTCGCGGAATCGAGCCTACTGAAGTTGAGCGACCCAGTTGGTTGGACCTTAGACGTATCGAGACAGAATGGAACCAAGATGATTGTATCGTTATTAGCACCACCAGTGCAAACATCACCGTGAGCTGTGTGGTAATAGATTGGCACCGATGTAAAGTGTGGGGACACTGTCTTTGGGTCAGCAACATCCGTACCATTGATTTGAAGTCTCATCTTCGTGGTGTCAGCAAGTTGTTTATTAACATTAACGGTGTTTTCTGCGATCAAATACTTGATTGGGTGGTTAAAGTTAAGTTCTTGTGTAGCTGACCCTGATGCAACAGCTTTTTGTGTTTGTGTGACGATCATGTTTTGTGGCGTACTGGACAAAGCCGTGCGTTCATCCGTATCGAGGTGGATGAATTGAGAGAAAACTTCAACATCACTTGGTGGAGTAGCAGCCCATGTAATTCTCAATTCCACATCGTGGTATTGGAGCGCGACCAATGGGAGTGCGGATTGGGCGTTTTCGCAAAACGAAAACCTGAGTGGGTAGAATGTACCTTGACCGGCAACGTACGACGATTTAGAGGCCGTTTGATCCATGGTAATTGGCGCGAGTAGCGCGGAAAATTTAAATTCTTGTGTGTCGATGACTTGACCACCAATCAAAAGTTCAACTTTGGAAACAGCCGATTCCCACGCGACGTGATTAGCCGATCTATCTGCGAGATAGACGTATCCGAGCATATCACCTTTACGTTCGAATCTAACAGTGGACATACCGTTAGCAGATGGGTTGCCCTGGATAGTTTGTCTTTCGACAGTTTGGGCAAAGTTTGTGTGACGTTTATAGTTAGATCTAAAAAAAGAAACTTCGGGTTGGCCGACAAGGTGCGCATCTTGGGCGCCTACAGCAACGAGTTGAGCAATACCTCCAGACATATTTTATATTATACTAAGGTTTTTTATTTTTAAGCCCATGTATAATATGAAAGATTGAAAAAAAAATGAATTACGCTGCTGTGAATGAGATTGCATTCATGTATATTTTTTCCGCACCCGATGCACCAATTTTTGATACGGTCAAAAGACCGTGACTGTTCTGGTCTATGGAAACATCGGCCGTAAATGCGATAAAATCAATACCAGCTGTGATTGTTTTAAGAACTTTTCTATCTGCTCCTGACGCTACAAGGGGTACGACGACCTGACCACCACTTGGTAAGTTTGTTACGTTAAGTATTGCAACATCTGCATCTATTGATACAGCGGGTGCTGTTCCATACGTTTTGTTTTTACAATCTATTTCGAGCGTTCCCGAACCCGTAGTCCAAGTAGTTGAAATTTGTGTGTTTGTGAGTTGAAGGTTTTGTGAATATACGTTACCTCCTGTATGTACATCTTTACCAACTTCAATGTTATTCGTTGTAACAAACGCATTACCTGTAGCTGTAAGTTGTAGAACGTTTGAAGTTACATTTGCACCTGCACTTGCACTCGCAACATCATCTAAATTAAATGGTGATGCAGATACGTGTAGAGCACCAATCGTAATATTGTCGGCTGATACATTTCCCGATATTGTGAGTACATTGGACCCATACGTGTTAATTGTAAGGTTAGAATCTGTGGTCGCACCCCAAGCTGTACGACCAATACTGACGTTAGCCTGTACGCCTGTGCCTTCCTCGTGGATAAATTCCATAGTTGAACCACCTTGTCCCCCTGAATCATAAATTTCACCTGTCGTGTGATTAATCGCTAAAACGTTCTTTGACGATGTTCCTCCACCGACAACGTCCGGATCGACCTCAATAGCGTTAATTATTTTTAGGGGGCTTTTATTGAGAGATGTACCTGCGGTCGATTCAATTATAATATCGGTTGCGAAATCGATTCTTTTCGTAGCTGCGATATCGATATCACCCGCAGACGTTAAACCTGTGGTTGTGTTATTAAACGCAACCGTTTCTGTTGTCGTTGCACCCCCCTCTGTAATAGTCTGTAAAGTAGAAGAAACATCGTCCCATGCTATACCCGCGGCTGAACTTCTAAGGAATTTTTTACTTGATGCTGTATGAGGAGGAAGTTTATCTAACGCCGTTCCTCCAGACGCTGGACCTAATAACAGTTCGTTTTGTGCTACTGCAGTTAAACCCGTACCACCCTTGGCGAGTAAGACTTGTGAGCTCAAATTAGCGGGGTCGAGTACAGTAAGACCTGTGGTTACACCCGTACCACCACGTGCAGTAGCAACTGTTCCAGATGTAAGGTTAGTTGCATTTAGTGCTGTGAGCCCTGTAGTTACACCCGTACCTCCAAGTGAAGTATGAACTGAACCGGAATTCATAGACGTCGAACCTAAATTTAAACCTGTTATAAATGAACCTTCGCCATGAAAACTATCTGCGGTTACTTTACCCGTTGTCGTGACGTTACCGGATAAGACATTACCCCAAACGTTTGCGGTAATATACGGGTGGTTAGTTATACCACTTGCTAATGTTGGTACGATATGTGGACCAACTGGATCACTGTGTGTGTATGCGATCGTATACTCCTTCTCATTACCTCTAAAACCATGAACAACATTTGAAGTACTCATGGTCATGACCATACCCAAATCAATGTTATCACTCGAGTTATTGTTACCGACCTCTATAATTGGATCGTTAATCGTTAGACTGTTTTCATGACGAGCAGTGATGTTTCCTACGACGTGTAAATTACCTGTAATTTCAACATTTGAACCTAGTGTCACGAGATCGTCTCCGTCGAATTGGAGTTTTGGGTTCGTTGATAATACTTTACCTCCATCTATAAACGGAATACGGTTAGAATCTAAATCTTGTGTTGTAATCGAACCGGTTAGCTCTACTGCATCTAAAGTTGCGTCTGATATTGTTGTTGTCCATTGAGGTACATTTCCATTCATATGTAAAATTTGTTTATCGTTCCCTTTAGCGAGTCTGTTTAATGAATTAGCATTATCTGAATATAATATATCACCTTGTGCATACGCATTTTGACCCGTACCACCTTTGGTTTCGGGTACTACGGGTAAAACGGCATTACTGAGCGTGTTATTATTGTATTGTACCACATTCGCCGCGTTAATACTCGATATTTTTGCACCATTACCCTCCAGTGTCGTAGCTTCTACGAATCCGGTAACGAGACCCCCGGTTTCTATGACATTGGATGTTGTATTCGAACCTATGGGACCACCACCGACGATCTCATCTAGGGTAGATGCAACGTCCATCCATGCGGGTGCGCCCGATCCTGAATCAAATTTTAAATATTTATCGTTCGCTCCCGATGCGGTTATTGGTGCTAATGTTGTTGGTCCCGATGCGTAAAGCATATCACCTGTATTGTATGAACCAATGTTGGTACCACCACGCTCAACATCAAGTATCCCCGTATCTATATTTTCGGCGCTTATATTTGTTATATTTGCACCATCACCTTGAAACGTACCTCCGGATGACGAAATAATATTTTGGCCTTCTATAGAGGTAGATACCGTTATTTTACTCGCTGTTATTGTATTTGAACCTGCAATGTTACCGAATATTGCGTTATCGTTTGGGTTTCTTACGAAGACGTTACCACCGATATCGACGTTGCTCGTTGTAAAAATACTACTCGCTGCTATTGTATTAGCCCCCGCAATATTACCATAAAGCGCACTACCC